TTTATTACAGTAATTTTGTAAGAAGGATTTAATAGTTTGTAATCGTCTTCTATACTGCTTATTGCTTTCTTTTTAGTGATAAATAAAAGGTTTGATACTGGCAAAAGCTCACTTACACCCAAGCTCGTGAGAGTTTTACCAGTACGCACCTCCATTGCAAGATACACAAATTTGTGTACCTCCAATAAAGGTAATGCCTTGTTTATCATTTCTAATTGATAGGTTCTAAATTCCATATTAAAAATCAAAGTTACCGTTAGTTTCTAATTCATGCTTTGTTCTGAATCGCAACCATCTACCATGCTGGTCTCTATCAGCTTCAGGTTTACACTCATATTTAAACAAAGAGTATGCTTCAAGCCACTTGTTAAACTTAGTTCTTGAAACAGTCATTTTTGATTTAGGTGCAAAATCAGGATTATCTTCAACAAAGTCTAAATACAAATCGTTCTTATAAACCTTTCGACCTTTAACTAATTTATCATTAACATTGTTACTTCCAATTAATCCACACCACTCCAAAAACTCATGACATGTTCCAGCGGATAGCTGTCGTATTTTTAGGTTTACAAACTTAGACTTAATTAATCCATGCATCATGTATTCTTGTAGGCAACCAATCATGTAGTTGTCAAACTCACACCACTCATCATCATCCCACTCGCCAAACATAAGTTTGCCAAACTCCTTCAAAGGGGTTAAGTCTTTAGTGTAATGCTGTGCTAATTCCAATTCCCATTTTCTTCTTGCAAATGACGAACCTTGTCCTTTGATTGCGTAATTTGTAGTTATAGCAATTTTTGGAGATTTGCTAAATGGAATCTTAATAGCATCCTTATTTTTTTTCTCCAATACCAACCCCTCTGTTATAACACTAAATAGTCTCTCAAAATCAAAATGTTTTTTAACATCATCAAAACATAAAATCTGAGTATCTACACTTACAGTTTGATAAGCAAAACTTTTCTCAAAATTAAATGACTTACCATCTATAAATACTAACTTCTTCATATGACTTAAAGCGTTCATAAATAAGCCCTTTCCTGTTCCACCTTCAGGATTGTCAGAGATAACCTCATCATTTAAAATTACTGCTGGACAATAGGAAAGATTTTTCCATTGGTGTAATAGATATCCTATTGTAGACTTCATAGATTTTATTCTACTATCATCCTGACCACATATGTTAGTTATAAACTGCTGGTAGTCACATCCATCTCCATCACATAACCGAAAGTTTCGGTCAATTACATGGTCTTTCCAAACGTATCCACCTAAATCTAAATAATCAATTTTTACAACTGAATCATGTTTTACTTTAACAGCTCCATTCTTGTAGTAAAGATATGCAGTGTCTTTGTTGTCCTCAATAAAATAAACATCTATAGAAGATAGTAAAGTTAAAAACTCTTCTCTAAAATAGCGAGTATGCTCTGCGAAATAATTATACACTGACAAGTCATCTACCTCCAGTAAATAATTTAAAATAAAGTCTTTAATTTCTTTTTCTGATGTATGGTCAATAAGGTTGTTTGTTACTTTTACAAACACATAATTCTTACTGCCTTCAGGATTAAACTTAAAAAATCCACTCTCTTCTAAAAATTGTTTAAACAGTATGTGTACTATTTTTATAACTCCTTTGTCGTTCTTGGTCCAAAACTGGTTATTAGCATTTTCTTGATCAAGTCTTGATATTACATTCTCTATTGTCGTAGGCTCTACATCAGAGTTCTCAAGCTCAACTCTGATATCTTTTTTTGACACACCACGCTTTAGCTTCATTCTGACGTTGTTTACCTTGTCCTCGTCTTCGTAGTACTTAGTTCCAAAGTTATGCTTCTGTGCGTAAGCGCTTTCAATAGTTCTTTTTATCTCGGACTGTGTAAATGTTTTTGTTCTGTAGTTCATTAAAACAGATTCTGCTAAAGATTGATACACACCAAAGTCATTAAAAGCCGCAGCTAAAACATAAGCATTGTTATTTCTCTCTCCTTCATTCATTGGGAACTTTTTATTCCACCACTTCACGAGAATATCTACTATCTTATTTTCATCTGTAACTGGTATTGTAGGAATGTCTGAGTGCTTATTAACTTCTATGTATTCTTGCTCTTCAATTTTATCCCACAAACTTGACTGAGCATTTATGTGAATTAGGGGATCATAAGACTCATAGCACACTCGTGAGATGTTTTTACATGTCTTATCAAAGTATTCGCTGTCGTAATAATTTTGAAGGCTTAGAAAGTAGCTTTTGTGATTATCTGCTATTGGTGGTATTTTTACTAATGCTTTTAATCCATTTCCACTTGGAGATATAAATACACAATAAATGTACTTGTCTTTAGATAGCCTTTCTTTTTCTTGTAATAAATCTCTATTAGACTTGTAACCATCAAAATCTAAACAAATAAATCCACTGTGTTTTTTCAAAGCGTTATCTGCTCTCTTTGAGAACTCCCCACTAAAGCATATTGCTGGTAGCTTTTGTTTTAGTATGTTTCTGTTCTCTTTGTCTTTTTCTGCACGTATCTTTTTTACTATGTCTTTTGAAGCCCCCTCTTGTATCCTCGTAAGTACTAAATTTATGTTTCTGTAAAAAGGTCGTGATGTCTGTTTAATGTCTTTAAATAACGTAATGTCCATTTTATGTCGATTTTATGTCGTTTTTTAATTATCTAAATTCTTGTATTCTAACTACTTATATTCTTTAATGTTAGTAATGCTAATAATAATATAAAAAGTATAGATAATAATAGTTGATTAATAATTTTTACTATAGAGTTCAGTAAAACCCTTTAAAAGTGACATTTGTCACAGTTTATCGCCAAGAAAAGGGGCAAAAGCCCCCTTTGTCTTAGTGATGTGTAGTTGTTTAGAAGGGGTTATCCTCTTCAGTTTTTTTCTCTTCAGTTTTTGCTTCAGGCTTAAATGTGTCGATAGCCACGTAATGTGTTTTTCCGTACTGGTCTACCTCTCTTTTTTTCTGAACAATTAATTTAACGTACTCTTTGTTGTTGTACTCGAACTTCCAGTCTTTCGGAAGATCTGATAAACACACAGATATTGCTACTTGGTCTCCTTCAAACTTTGATTTTCCACTTCCTACATAAATTTTCTCAATTGAATCACTCATCTTATTTAATTTTAATTGTTTGCTCCATGTGGTTTAATGTAGATAACATAATATTATTTTTATGTTCTACGCTGTTACAAGACATTGGAACTTCTATCCACATAACAGATTTTTTTGGTGTAAATTTCAGTAGCTTATAATATTTGCTTATGAATGTACGAATGTATATCTTCAGTTGCTTCATTGCTAAAATATTTTTGATAAACCTCAACAGCTTGTTCTACTTTTTCTTGCCCTCCTCTTAAAAAAGAATCAGAACATTCAAAAATACCTAATCTTGCTGTACGCTTATCTATTACTAAAAAAATTAATGGCTTACCAAAGAGTCTTTGGTATACATAGGCTTGACTATCATAGTTATAAGTCTTGGCGCTATACATAAATTTATCTATGTCTCCACTGGTTTTTATGTCCACTAACAAACCCTTGTTATGGTTTACAATATCAGCTTTACCCTTCCAGTCTAAAGACATAATCTTTTGTATCTCTGGAACTTCAAACTCATTTCCATCATCATAAATATAATCAAACATCTCCATGTTAGAGGTCATCTTAGTGCATAAAAAATCAAGGTGTTCCCTTTCTTTTGATAGTAACAACATCTCCCCAAGTGAGTTCTCTAATGCTTCTTTGTACTTAACAGAGTTTCTTGATGTAACATCAACCTCAATAAAATTGTCTATTTTTTGTGGCTCTAATATTTTAGTGTGAAAATATCTTCCTTCCAACATTGGCTTGGTCATCTCCTGATTAACTCTAAACTGCGTTGGATTTTTTAACAGCTTTCCTATGTCGGAATTCGATAAGTACTGCTTACCGAACTCCCCATAGTATTTAGAGTCATCTTCAAGGTGTTTTAAGATCTCTGATTTATCCATTTTTTATAGCTTTAGCAAGTTCCTTTTTTACAACAGCTTTCATGTTGTACTTAGTTTCTAATCTTTTAGCAATCTCCTCAAGACCTAAAGATTTATTTTTAGCAACAAAAGAAAGAACCTTTACCCAGTTTGTATCTCCAATATCTAAGGTAATAAGAGTTTTAACTTTCTCTGCTTTAGGAGGTGTTGCAGTCACGTTTGTAGTCTCTACTAAATCCTCTCCAGCATACAAGCTTAATCCAAGTCCATGCATTGCAATAGCTTTTGCAGTTGCTCTTTGGATTGCTGTGTTTACATCCATGGATGTGATTTTATCTACAGTAATTGATTTCTGTCTGAAATCTTTAATTGGAAGATAATCAATATGCTCAATATTGTTTACTATAATACCAACCTTTACATAACCAGTTACACCATCAGTGAACCAGTTTAGTCCAGTCTCAGGAGATTCGTAAACATTTCTTTGTGCATCTGAATGCTCTAATTTTAGGTATGCCCATGCATTAGCCCATGATAGGTAATCGAGATTACCTTTTTTCTCAATTTTGCTTTTTACGTTTATCGCAACCAGCTTTTCAAAATAACTTTTCTCTGTACTCATTTGATTTGATTTTAATTAATAATTGATTTTAACTTTAACTGAAGCTCTGCGTATTTATGCAAGGCTTGTTCTCTTTTGTTTTTTAGATTTTGAATGTGTTTGTCGTTTTTACGAGTATTAACTTCATTCTTGATTTTATTTTCTATAAGCTCCAGCTTATGTAAGCAATTTGATATTCCTAATTTTATACAGCCCACGTTCCATCCACTTTCTTTAAAAAAAGAATACTCTATTTGAGTACACTCAGTGTAGTAATCCCCACCTTTAGTTGTATTCATTATTCTAATTTCATCACTGAATTTATGAATCTTAACACCCATCTTCATTACATTAAATCCTATAGGCTGGTCACTAAAAACTGGCTCATTTTGATTCATTGCCTGATGTAAGATTTCTTTTAACGTGTACATACTAATTGTGTAAAATTTCAGTAATAAGATTCTTGTAGTCTGAATCTCCATCTATTAATTCTTTAGCTTTCTTATAGCTGTAAATAATATTAGAATGCGTCACTTTGTGACCATTCTCTTCCATGAATCTCTTTATATATGAAACTCTAATTGGTCTTTCCATACACAGATAATAAAGCATCTGTCTTGCATCTACAATGTCTCTTCTTCTGTTCTTTTCAAACATCTCATCTAAAGTGATGTGAAATTTCTTAGCTATTGCTTTAGCGTAAACATCAAATATATCTCTTTTCATTTATTTGGTTTTTAGTTTGATTAATTCAAACTGCAAGTGATCTATTGCTTTCTGAATATCTTCATTAGGATTCTCGTGTTTACTATATGCTCTTAGTATGTAAGTACATGCAGTTCCTAAATTGTAATTTAGATTAAAATTTGTCACTACCTCGATGGCAGTGTAGTTGTTGTCTCCATCGTAATAAGAGGGTGTATCAACTTTTACTTCTTCTAATGTATTGGTGCTTGTCCAATGTTGTCTGTCTATTGCCATTACGTTATGTTTTGTACCACAAAAACCCCCACATTTCTGTGGAGGCGATTGTTTAAATCAACTACAATTCAAACTGGTTAGATACCTAAAGGGACTTCATCCTCTTCAATCTCTGTAAATTCTGTGTACTCAATTTCTTCTGTTTTCAATTCTTGCTTGTCCTTGTTAGGATTAAATGATAGGAAAAGCTCTCTTAATTCAATATAGTTTTTTGTCATGATTTTATTAAACTTTAGTTATACTTGGTTTGTAAAGATACTATAAATACATAGTAACTAAGCTATGTTTTTTAAAAAAGATACGACAACGTACCCAAGAAGATATGATGTCGTACCCAAAAATACTTGTTATTGCCCATCTATGAATTGCTTTCCAGCACCATGTTTACAAATTCGTCCACATGTATTTTGTGTGCGTAATCATGCTCTTCTTTCATAGCATGTTCTAACTCCTCTCTATCGGTTTCTTCTTCAAAATTGTAATATAGATTTTCCATCCATGAGCCAACATCATCCACGTATCTACTCTCGTGATAGGTCATTTCTTTGTGGTCTACAATTCCTTTTTCATTAAATTCAACTATACCAGCAAAATCGCAACCACACTCATCATACTCCATATTAGCAGTCAGGTTGTAGTAAATACAAATCTGCTCAACTAAGCTTATTGGTGGACTCCAAGCACTATCTCCAGCAATCGTAAAGTCATCAGCATCATCATAATTGTAACTCTTTAAGCAAAATTCCCACCATTTTGTTCCATAGGTGTAACACATTTGATAACGCTCTATATTCACATGTCTTTCCTCCAAAACTTCAAGGCTATCTCCAACCTTACCCTTGTCTAAAACAAAGTCTCCAAACTCTGTAAAGTAGTTTGTTTTGTCATACTCCTTGAACTTGTTTTTTAATTTTTTAAGCTGTGTAGCATCTCCATTAAACACTACGTGATTCCAACAATTGTTTGCCATTTTATTTAATTTTAATTATTTGACTTATGTCGTGAATAGGGGAGAATCGAACTCCCCAAGCACCATGCTATTCTATTGTTATTATTAGTAGCTTGATTCAACTACAACCACATTGTCTTTCACAATAATTTGACCAGTATCTTCCCACTCTTCTCCTCGCCACTCTACCTTACCACTAATCTCTACGTCCCATACCTTGAACACATACTTAATTAGATATTCTAACCACTCCACGAACTTGTAGA